CACCTAAGCCTTCGTCGGCAGCGTCAGATGTGTATAAGAGACAGCTAAAAATCGTGACGGACTTCCGTCTGAAATGCCTTTTGAGTATAGTGGCATAGCTCACCTGTTTGCGTATACACAGCCTGCTGAAATGCCTAAGCCTGTGCCGATGCCAAGACGTGTGCAAGAGCAGCTTGCACAGCCGAAAGCAGCACCGCAGCCACCTCATAAGACATCAAACGCAGTGACATTGCAGCAGGCTCAGTCAACAGCTGCACCAAAGGCAGAAGAACCCCTTACAGATCTCAGCGGCTTTGAGGACGTTGCACCACCTATCGTTATCCCTGAGGGCATACCGAAAGCACTTGCAGACCTTATGAGAGCCAACAACGTAAGCGAATCGGATATACGTCTTGTGGTATCTCAGAGAAACTATTTCCCTTATGATACTCCTATTACAAACTATCCTGACGACTTTGTACAGGGCTGTCTGATAGGTGCTTGGGAGCAAATGCTGCCGCTTATCAGAGAAAATCAGAAAGTACCATTTTAAAAGGAGGACAACACTATGGATAATTTTATGGAATACGGCTGGGAAGATGAGATAGTCAACGAGGGTGGGGACTTTGTCCTGCTCCCTGAGGGGGACTATGACTTCACAGTTGCAAAGTACGAACGTGCAAGACACGAGGGGTCGGCAAAAGTGCCGCCCTGCAATATGGCAAAGGTCACATTCACCATTTGGGGTGCAGAGGACAGCGTGGAGATAACAGAAAACTTCTTCCTCTGCAACAAGTTTGAGTGGAAGCTCTCAGCACTTTTCCTGGCTCTCGGGCTAAAAAAGCATGGCGAGCCGCTGAAAATGAACTGGAACGCTATCACAGGCAAAAAGGGCAAGTGTCACGTCTACGTTGACAACTACAAGAACAAGGACGGCGAGGACAGGCAGTCCAACAAGATTAAGAAGCTCTATGCCTATGACGAGAATGTGACTACCGTTCAGCCTACTCAGACGCAGACACCACAGTATAGTCAGCCTGCTCAGACAGGTGGCTGGAAAGCCGGTGCGTTCTGATGATGAATTTAAGACCATATCAAAACGAGGCTAAGCTTGCTATACTCGAACAATGGTCTGAGGGAATAAACAAGGTCCTTGCAGTTCTGCCGACAGGAACGGGAAAGACAATACTTTTTTCGGCTGTTACGGAAGAATGTGTGCGGCAGGGTAAGCGTGTGCTTATCCTTGCCCACAGGGGCGAGCTGCTTGACCAGGCGGCGGACAAGCTTATGAAGTCAACAGGGCTTGGCTGTGCCACCGAAAAAGCAGAGCAAAGCTGTTTAGGCTCTTGGTATCGTGTGGTAGTAGGTTCAGTTCAGACCCTTATGCGAGAGAAAAGGCTCAAAGGGTTTTCGGAAAATTACTTCGATACCATTATCATTGACGAGGCTCATCACGCTATCTCTGACAGCTATCAGAGAGTGCTTGACCATTTTCCAAAGGCTCAGGTACTTGGGGTAACGGCTACACCTGACAGGGGCGATATGAAGAACTTAGGCTCGGTGTTTGACAGCCTTGCCTATGAATACACCCTGCCGCAGGCTATCAAAGAGGGCTATCTCTCGCCTATCAAGGCTATCACCATACCGCTGAAACTTGACCTTTCAGGAGTATCAACTCAGGCAGGAGATTTCAAGGCAAGTGATATCGACACGGCACTTGACCCTTATCTTTATCAGATAGCTGATGAAATGCTCAAATACTGTAAGAAACGCAAGACAGTTGTGTTCCTGCCGCTTGTCAAGACCTCTCAGAAGTTCCGTGATATCCTTATCAGCAAAGGGTTCAACGCTGCTGAGGTCAACGGAGAAAGCACAGACAGAGCGGAGATACTTGAAGCTTTCGACAAGGGCGAATACAACGTGCTGTGCAACTCAATGCTCCTCACAGAGGGCTGGGACTGTCCGTCAGTTGACTGCGTTATCGTACTAAGACCAACAAAAGTGCGTGGGCTTTACTGCCAAATGGTAGGCAGAGGCACAAGACTTTGCGAGGGAAAGACAGAGCTTTTACTGCTTGATTTCCTATGGCACACAGAACGCCACGAGCTTTGCAGACCTGCACACCTTATCTGTCAGAATGAAGAGGTCGCTGAGAAAATGACCGAAAACCTTGCCAATGAGGCAGGCTGTGCAGTAGATATCGAAGAGGCAGAAAAACAGGCAAGCGAGGACGTTGTGGCACAGCGTGAAGAGTCTTTGGCAAAGCAGCTCAAAGAAATGAAAACACGCAAGAGAAAGCTCGTTGACCCTTTGCAGTATGAAATGTCAATACAGGCTGAGGACTTGTCCTCTTACGTTCCTGCTTTTGGCTGGGAGTGTGCTCCTGCTACCGACAAGCAGAAAGCAAAGCTTGAAAAGCTGGGTATTTTCCCTGACGATATAGACAACGCAGGCAAAGCAAAGCTTATCCTTGACCGACTTGAAAAGCGCCGCAATGCAGGACTTACCACTCCAAAGCAAATAAGGCTGCTTGAAAGCAAGGGTTTTGAACACGTTGGCTCTTGGAGCTTTGACAGTGCAAGCAGGATGATAGCCCGTATTTCTGCTAATGGTTGGAGAGTGCCGAGAGATATCGACCCGAAAACATATACACCTGAGAACTAAGGAGAAATGAATGGATAAAACAAATTTGATTAAAATGCTTGAATACATAGACCCTGCGAGCTGTGATTATCAAGAATGGGTCAACGTGGGAATGGCTCTCAAGCATGAGGGCTATTCCGTGAACGATTGGGACAGTTGGTCGAGGTCAGACAGCCGTTATCACAGCGGTGAGTGTGAACACAAGTGGCAAGGTTTTAACGGCAATGCTCAGCCCGTGACCGCAGGAACTATCGTGCAAATGGCAAAGGAAAGAGGATACAGCCCCCATGAGTTTCAGGCATACGATTGGGACGGCGAGATAATTGCAGAAGAAAGCAGTCCCCTTGTAAACGGCGGTGAGGGAATACCAATCACCGAGCCTGCTCAATGGGATCCTGTCAAGGAGATAGTCACATATCTTGAAACACTCTTTGAAGCAGGAGAGAACGTGGGCTATGTTACGCAAACGTGGGAAACAGAAAAGGACGGCAAGACCAGGTATCTGCCCACAAAGGGGTGCTGTGACAGGACGGCAGGGGAGCTTATCAAGAGGCTTGGCGAATGTAACGGCGACATTGGTGCGGTGTTTGGCGACTACAAGAAAGAAGCCGGAGCGTGGATCCGCTTCAATCCTCTTGACGGCAAGGGCGTAAAGAACGAGAATGTAACAGACTACCGCTATGCTCTTGTTGAAAGCGACAGTATGCCTATAGAACAGCAGAATGCCGTGATGAGAGAGCTTGAACTTCCTATCGCTGTGCTTGTATACAGCGGTGGGAAGAGCGTTCACGCTATCGTCAAGATAGACGCTCCCAACTATGATGAATACCGCAGGCGTGTTGATTTTCTTTACAAGGTCTGCAAGGAAAGCGGTCTTGACATAGATAAGCAAAACCGCAATCCCTCACGTCTTAGCCGTATGCCAGGCGTTATGAGGAACGGCAAGAAACAGTTCATTATTGACAAGAACATAGGCAAAGAAAGCTTTTCAGAATGGAAAGATTACATAGAAAGTATCAATGATGATCTCCCTGACCCTGAGAGCCTGAGTGCTGAGTGGGATAACCTGCCTGAGCTTGCACCACCACTTATTGACGGTGTTCTCAGACAGGGTCACAAAATGCTCATTGCAGGTCCGTCAAAGGCAGGCAAGTCTTATGCACTTATCGAGATGTGCGTGGCGATAGCTGAGGGTGTCAAGTGGTTTGGCTGGCAATGCACCAAAGGAAAGATACTATACGTCAACCTAGAGCTTGACAGAGCATCTTGTCTGCACCGTTTCAAGGACGTGTACACCGCAATGCACCTAGAGCCTGATAACCTCAACAGCATAGACATATGGAACTTGCGAGGTCACAGCGTACCAATGGACAAGCTTGCACCAAAGCTTATACGCCGAGCAAGCAAGAAGAATTACATTGCCGTGATAATAGACCCTATCTACAAGGTCATAACAGGCGACGAGAACTCAGCAGACCAAATGGCTCACTTCTGCAACCAGTTTGACAAGGTATGCACAGAGCTTGGCTGTGCGGTCATATACTGTCACCACCACTCAAAGGGAGCGCAGGGCGGTAAGCGTTCAATGGACAGAGCCAGCGGTTCAGGAGTATTCGCCCGTGACCCTGACGCACTTCTTGACCTTTCAGAGCTTGACATCTCAGACAGCCTTTACAAGCAGCAGGAGGACGAAACTGTTTGCCGTATCTGTGAGAACTGGATGAGGAGATTTTACAGAAATACTGATGACCTTTGTTCACAGGACGATCTTGTTACGCCGTCAAAAATGCTTGAGATAACGCACAAGTACCTGCACCCGAACTCATACAAGCTTATGATGGCCGACATAGACAAGGCTAAGCTTGCGGTAAGAAACCGCACAGCATGGCGTATAGAGGGTACTCTGAGAGAGTTCCCAAAATTTGCTCCCCTCAATATGTGGTTTGATTATCCTGTTCACAGAGAGGATACTGTGGGCGTGCTTAAAGACTGCGAGGTAGAGGACATCACACCGAATTGGAAAAAGAATTTCAGCAAGAAGAAGACCAATGAAGACCGCAGCAAGGAGCGAAAGGAGAGCATTGAAACAGCTTTCAGCGGTGTGCAGGAAAACGGCAAGTGCCGTATTTCTGAGCTGGCGGAGTACATAGGAAAGAGCGAAAAGACCGTTGGAAGATACCTCAAAGAGCATGGTGGCTTTTGGATAGAAGAGGGAGAATGCGGCTTAAAAGCTCAGTAGACAGACAAGACAAAATCGAATTTTTGAACTTTAGACAGACAGGAAAAAATCGAAAAAGTGTCAGGACAAAATCGAGCTTTTTTGCTTGTCGGACAATATCGAAAATTACCGAGTTTGTCGGACGGACAGACAAATCTATTATTATAAACAATACTTTTTGTCGGGGGCTTGAAACTGCCCCGACGAAAAAGTAATCAGAATAATGACGCACGAGAGGAGCACACGCAGATGAAAGCAACAAGAAGTAAGGCAAGGCAAGACGTTGTTAATGCAGCTAAGAAAATGCCACCGCTTTTTCATAAGCTGCCTAATGAAGATTTCGACTATCGAAAATCACGCACGCTTTGGTGGCTCGTGAAACAGCCGCAGGTACTCAAATACATTTGGGATATGGTCAAACAGTCGGGAGCATTGGTGTATGATGACAAGTCACACAAGTGGCACGGAGTAGATTTCAAATGCGAGGAGAAAGATGATGACTGAATTTTTTATGGCAATGATACCGCCGACAGCTACGGCGCAGGAGCACAAGGTGGCAGTGAGAAACGGCAAGCCGGTATTTTATGACCCACCCGAAGTAAAGGCGGCAAAAGAAAAGCTCACGGCAAACCTAGCAAGGCACAGACCGCCTGAAAAATACATCTGTGGGATAAGGTTGGTAACAAAGTGGCTGTTCCCAAATGACGGCAAACACAAGGACGGAGAGTACAAGATCAGCAAGCCTGACACAGACAACCTGCAGAAGATGTTCAAGGACTGCATAACAAAGCTTGACTTCTGGACAGACGACCAGCTTGTGGCGAGTGAGATATGCGAAAAGTTCTGGGCGGACATACCTGGCATTTATGTGAGGATAGAGGAGCTATGACGATACACGAGGTAAAGAAAAGTCTCGGACGCAGGGTGAGCTACAACGGCTCCGATTGCTACGAGCTGACAGGGTGCATTATCCGCAAGAGCAGCAAGACGGGTCAGTTCTTCTATCAGGCAGAGATCGCTGACAAGACTTGCGGCAATACGTTGGTGTATTGCAGGCTGGAAGAGTTGAGGTGTGAGGAGGCAAAAGAATGAAAACACATAATCTGAAACTTAGCATAGAATTTTGTGGCGCTGTTCTGAACGGTGAGAAAACTTTTGAGGTCAGAAAGAATGACAGAGGTTTTCAGACAGGAGATCTGATAAGATTTATACCGACGGACGGAACGTCTTACCATAGCTTAGACGGCACAGTAAGAGAACACGCAAAACATGAGATATCAGAACATACATACAAGATAACATATATCCTCAACGGCTGGGGAATAAAGAATGGGTATGTTGTGCTGGGAATTAAGGAGTATAGACAAACTGAGGAGGTATAACAATGTCAAGATATATTGACGCAGAAAAGTTAAAGTGTTCTATTGATTCGGAAACAGACAGCATATTTGATTGGGATATGACCATAGAAGAACTTTATTATAACCTGTGCAAACTGGTTGATGATGAACCTACCGCAGACGTGCAGGAGGTCAAGCGTGGAACATGGGAGAATACAAACACACCTAATCAGCTTAGATGCAATAATTGTGAAATCATTCACTTTATAGCTCAGTATCCACACGGTGAGATAAATTACTGCCCTAATTGTGGCACAAGAATGGACGGTGTTGCTAATGGCTGACCCAATGACCATGTCACGCCTGAAAGCCTACCGCAGGAACGTCTCAGCCATTGAGGACATCAAGGCAGAGCTTTCAGGCAAGTACGTTGCCGACAGTATCAGCGTATGCACTCCACCGTCCTACACGCCACACAGCACACGCATAGACGGCTTTCTGCCAAGCGGTGATACACTTTCATTGCTGTGCGAACAGGCACGATTAGAGCGTGAGCAGAGGGCTGTGGAGGAGTTTATCAAGGGGATAGAGGACTATCAGACACGGCGAATGTTCGTGCTGAAATTCATCAAGGGTAAGACGTACTTGCAGATAGCTATGCAGGTTAGTGGTGGAAGAATGTCAGAGAGCGGAGTGCGAATGAAAATCCAAAGATATTTGCAAGAAAAGTGAAAATTGTGCGGTTTGTGCGTTTTAGGTGTGTTATAATTTAAACTGAGGAAAGTGTAGATGTACCTCAGACTTGTACTTTCATTGAAGTCACCTCCAATTTTCTAAGCCCCGTAAGGGGCTTATGCAGGGAAAGCGAGCCACCGCTAAGACCTGCTCCACCATTTTACAAAACTCCTTATAATATTTTCACAAGAGGCACTCCTATGGGGTGCTTTTTGCGTTGGAAAACAAAAAAAGGCGGTGCTGAATTGAATAATAAACAACGCTATGAAAATTTACAGCACGGCTTTTATGCTGGTGCAGGTAAATATGATATACCTCAGCTGACAGGCTCAAAGATTACAGATTTTCCTGAACTTATTGGCTTTAATTATGCAAAGACGACAAAGAACAGGCAGAATAAGGGAGTACATTTCTTTCTTGATGATTATCAATTTCTCAGGCTTTGGAACAATCCGACCGCCTATCTTGATATTCTCAAAGGTTTCAGATGTGTCCTTACTCCTGATTTTTCACTATATGCTGATTTTCCGACAGCAATGCAGATATACAATCATTACCGCAAGCATTGGCTCGGTGCGTTTTGGGAAGATAACGGAATTGAAGTTATTCCAACTATATGTTGGAGCGACGAAAAGTCATTCAAATGGTGTTTTGACGGAGAACCTAAGGGTGGCACGGTGGCAGTATCATCTATAGGAACACAGAATGACAATGCTGCAAAAGCCGCATTCATATCAGGTTATGAGGTTATGTGCGAAAAACTTAGACCGGAAACTATATTGTTTTACGGCAATGTTCCAGACGAATGCAAGGGGAATATTGTACACATAAAAGCGTTTCAGGATAAACGGAAAGGAGCCAGGATAAATGGGTGGTAGAGGAAGTTCGAGCGGAATAGGTGTTGCTAGTGGTACAACGTCAGAACAACGAACAGTTATGAAACGTTTCGAAAATGTTGCTAAAAAGAATGGATATTCAAAACCTGTTTTTAAAAAGCAGGGTGACGGTTCTATCTCGTTTGAATACTCAAGAGCAACCACTGTTCAAAAAGTTCATGGCGGCAGAATGCAATCAGCAGATAAAAATGATATTTATCAAAGAACGAAGACTCATCACGGCACGATCGGTAAAGATGGACTCGTATTGCGAGGTAAGACAACAGCAAACGACAAGCTCATAAAGCTTGGAAAGAAATAACATAGCGGCTGCATTTTGCGGTCGCTTTTGCGTTGCACGGAGGTATACAATGCCAGTACCAAGACCAGATCGAAACGGCTCACATCAAACACAGTTCCGTATCAACAAGAAAAAGATATATGCTACCCAAACAGTCTGCGGTATCTGTGGAAAACCTGTTGATTTTTCCTTGAAGTATCCACACCCACTGTCAGCTTGCATAGATCATATCATACCCATAGCAAAAGGCGGTCACCCCTCAGCCCTTGAAAACCTACAGCTTGCTCATTGGTGTTGCAATCGTCAAAAATCTGATAAATTGGTAGAAAAACAGGTGTTTGACCAAAAGGTAGAAGCCGTATCCAACCGTGTTTTACCGCAAACTTTTGATTGGAAGTCGATTTAAACACGAATTTCCACGAAATTTCCAATTTTTTTGAGCATATGGGGGCATACCACCCCCTTTGAGGGCGCTTTTCACGTTCACGCCTTCATTGTGTAAATATCTCGCAGAATTTTAAACAGGAGCAAAAATATGACAAACGAAATATACGGAATTGACTATCTGCGACGCAGACTTGCCGATAAACAAACACGAGTGCTATTGAGATATAAGTACTACGAAATGAAAAATAACGCACAGGACTTTTCGAGCCTTGCTCCCGAAAAATTCAAGGGGCTAAAGGAAACTGTCGGTTGGTGTGCGAAAGCAGTCGATAGCCTTGCTGACCGCTTGCAGTTCGATGAATTTCAAAATGATGAATTTGATCTGAGCGAAATATTCTTGTCAAACAATCAGGATATACTCATTGACTCTGCGGTGCTTTCGGCTCTTATCTCAGCGTGTTCTTTCGTCTATATCCGAGAAGATAACGGCTATCCTCGCCTGCAGGTAATTGACGGCTCAAATGCCACCGGTATCATTGACCCTGTGACAAATCTGCTTACCGAGGGCTATGCAGTGCTTGAGCGTGACAGCATGGGTGTTGTAAAGACAGAGGCTTATTTCATGGCAGGCATGACGGAAATATACTCCCATGGTGTGCTTGTTCAGCGTATACCAAACGCTGCACCATATGCACTGCTCGTGCCGATAATATATCGTCCTGACGCAAAGCGCCCTTTCGGTCACAGCCGTATTTCAAGAGCCTGTATTGCCTATACACAGACAGCTCTCAGAACTATAAAACGCTCTGAGGTGTCGGCTGAATTTTACAGCTTTCCTCAAAAATATGTGCTTGGATTATCTGAGGACGCAGAGTTCAATAACCGCCTTGCTGCGATATCCTCTTTTCTGAATTTCACGAAAGACGGCGACGGCGATCACCCCATTGTAGGACAGTTTCAACAGCAATCAATGACGCCATATACTGAACAGCTGAGAACACTTGCAAGCCTGTTCGCAGGAGAAACAGGACTGACCCTTGATGACTTGGGCTTTGCCACCGAAAACCCCTCCAGCGCAGAGGCTATCAAGGCAGGTCATGAAAACCTACGATTAACGGCACGCAAGGCACAGAGGACGTTCGGAACAGGTCTGCTCAATGTGGGCTATCTTGCCGTTTGTATCCGTGACAGATACGCATATCAAAGAGATGCGTTCAGAGATACAAAAGTCGCATGGCTGCCTATCTTCGAGCCTGACGCTGCGGCACTCTCGGGTGTGGGCGACGCTATCTTAAAGATAAACCAGGCTGTGCCTGACTATCTTGGTGCAAGAAACATAAAGGCTCTCACAGGTATGGAGAGTGACGGCAAATGAGCGCACTTTCAGACAAAATAAAAAGCGACCTTGTCAAGCTTTCAAAAAGCGACAAACATTTGCAGAGCATTATAAAAAGGCTTGAAAGCGGTAAAGCAAACCTCACTGATGTTGATGACTTCGCACAGGCAACAGGAACTGTGCTGAAAAAAGTCTTTGAAAAAAGCATAACCGAAAGCCCAAAGGCTTTTACAGATGAACAGCTTATTGCTGAGATACTCCGTGATATATTCGGTGATAACTACGATCTTATAAACTCTGTGGCTGAGAATATCCAAAAGCAGCTTGATAAGGCGGCAGGCATAGGCATAAAGCCACAAAGAGCAGATTTCCCCTCTGAGAGGATAGAAAATCTTGCAAAAGTGACGGCTCAAAAGGACCTTACCGACAAGACGTCGCTCAGCGAGTTCACTGCGTCAGTTGAGAACATAAACGGCTCGATTTTTACCGATTATGTCAAAACAAATGCTGATTTTCGCAGTAAAGCAGGACTTAGGGTGTACGTTATCCGCTCAGACCACAGCAAATGCTGTGCGTGGTGTTCAAAGCTTGCAGGAAAGTACGTCTATCCTGATGTTCCAAAAGACATATGGCGACGGCATAAGCGCTGCACCTGTGAGATAACCTACGTCAATGAAAAGGCAGGCACATATGACCAAATAAGCTATTCAGACGTTCAAAACGGCAAAGAGATCGAAACACGCAAGCAGGTCACAAGGCTCACACCTGAGCAGGCGAGAGCTAAGGAAAAAGAAGTGCTTAGCAGGATTGACAAATCGAAAAAAAGTGGTATAATGAAATCAGGAAGAAACCTTGAACGAAAAGAGCAAAACATAGGTGCGTTCTCAACGTTGACAGTGCCAATGCAGAAAAGAGAAATTCTGAACATATGTAGAAAATATTCTATTGATACTAGCGGAATAACCTTTAAGATTCAGCGTTCTGAAAAACTCCTTGCACTTCCTTTTTATGGCTCAACAGACTATAATAACATAGGAAGAATAGACTTGTTCCCAAGTGCATTTTCTTCTGAAGAGGAATTAGTAAAAACCATATTGCATGAAAAGTGCCACGTTTTACAGCTAAAGAAACATGGCAAAGCATATGCTCAGCAAAACTTAGATTTAATGGAAAAACAAGCTTATAGGTTTGAACGATTATTTTATAGCTTGGTTACAAAGAGGTGATAGTATGAAATGGCTTGACAATCTAGCGAGTATAAAGCAGCTCCATAAGGCAGGCAAATGCCCATATTGCGGACAAGAAAATACAGATTACAGATTGCTTGAAATAAGCAGTGGTAAAGGATATGGAGATGTTTGGTGCAATGACTGTAAAAAAGCTTTTCATATTTCTCGTATAGAAGTATCAGAGACAGACATTCGAGAAAAGCAGTTACCTCCTGAACTCAAATATTAGTTAATAACCGCTCCGCTACGGCGAGGCGGTATTTTTATACCCAAAATCAGAAAGGACGGATAAATATGAATTTTGGACAGGCAATTGAAGAAGCAAAGAGAGGTAAGAAAATAGCAAGAAAAGGCTGGAACGGCAAAGGACAGTATGTTGAGCTTGCCACTAATGTTAGTTATAAATCCCCCAATGGTACTGTGACAAATGTAAACCATAAGGATATGGGCAATAAAGCATTAGCGTTTGTGGGAACTTCTGGCGTACAACTTGGCTGGCTTGCAAGTCAAGCAGATATGTTGTCGGAAGATTGGCAGACAATAGACTAATCAAACATCGGAACTAAGCACCTTAACGGGTGCTTTTTTTAGTGCCCGAAAAAGGAGGTAATTCCCTATTGAGGATAAGAGAGTCGGCAGGCAGACCCCCACCACAGCCCTTGTCCTGCCTTATGAGCAGACTAAGGGCAACGAGGCTGTAGAGTTATATAACAGCACAGGCAGGACTGCTCAGGAATGGCAGGAAATACAGCTATATGACATAATGGCGACCAATGACGAGGGATTGTGGACGCATATGAAATACGGCTACAGCGTGCCAAGACGTAACGGAAAATCTGAAATACTTATAATGCGTGCTCTCTGGGGACTTATCCACGGAGAGCGTGTTCTTTATACGGCACACAGAACGACCACCTCTCACAACGCATGGGAAAAGGTCATTGAACGTCTTGCAAAGGCAGGATATACCGAAAAAGAGGATTTCAAGAGCACAAAACAGTTTGGCCTTGAACGTATCGAGTGGCTCAAAGATAATGACGGAGGTCTTATCAACTTCCGTACACGTTCATCAAAAGGCGGACTTGGTGAGGGCTATGACCTGCTCGTTATAGATGAGGCTCAGGAGTACACGGCTGACCAAGAAAGTGCATTGAAATACGTTGTTACCGATTCTGCAAACCCTCAGACACTGATGTGCGGCACTCCTCCTACTGCGGTATCATCTGGAACTGTGTTCTATCAGTATCGCCGTGACACTCTGAGCGGAACTAATGTTGATAGTGGCTGGGCAGAGTGGAGCATACCTGAAATGGCTGACGCACATGACCCTGAACTTTGGTATGAAACAAATCCCTCACTCGGCACGATATTAACCGAGCGTAAGATACGTTCAGAGCTTGGCAAAGACCAGACAGACGATAATATCCAGCGTTTAGGACTGTGGTTAAGATACAATCAGAAGTCTGCCATAAGCCGGGAGGAATGGCATAACTATCAGATCGATACAGCACCAAAGCTTTCAGGCACGCCTGAACTGTTCTTCGGCGTTAAGTATGCAAGATATACGGCAAATGTTTCTCTTGCAGTTGCCGTTAAAACTTCTGACGGCAAAATATTCGTTGAAGCTATTGACTGCCGCCCTGTGCGAGAGGGGAACGGCTGGATGATCTCATATCTCAGGAATCCTCACGCAAGGCAAGTGACCATAGACGGTGCAAACGGACAGGCTGTGCTTGAAAGTGATATGAAAGACGCAGGAGTTAAGTGCAAGGCTGTGCTGCCAAAGGTTGCTGAGGTGGTGCAGGCGTCAGCTCAGTTTGAGCAAAGTCTGTTTGCTGATAAGATATGCCACGCAGAACAACCTGCACTTGAGCAGGCTGTTTCAAATTGCGAACACAGAGCCATAGGCTCAGGCGGAGGTTTTGGTTACAGCTCTATTATGGAGGGCGCTGACATTTCGCTGTTAGAGTCGGTGGTGCTTGCACATTGGAGCTGTGCGAACGCTAAAGAAAAGAAGAAGCAAAAGATAAGCTACTGATATTTGAAAGGAATGATATTATGGCAGAAGAATTTGAGCCTGTTACAACGCAGGAACAGCTTGACAAGATAGTAAACGCCAAGCTGGAGGAAAACACAAACGCTGTCACAAAGCAGTTTGAGGGATATGTTTCCCCTGCTGATATGGCAGAAAAGGTCAAGGGCTATGAAACCACTATAGCAGACCTTACGGCAAAGGGCAAGGCGGCTGAACAGAGCCTTTGCAAACTGAGAGCCGCACAGGAGTACGGACTTCCTGCGGAGCTTTCGGACAGGCTCAGCGGCGAGGACGAAAAGTCTATAAGAGCCGATGCAGAAAAGATGTCAAAATACTTTAAGACATCACACAATGCCCCTGATTTCAGAGCAGAGGGCGACCCAAGCAAAAACAGTGCGGAAAACGCACTTAGAAAAACACTTGAAAAGCTGAAAGGAGAATAATCATGGCAGAAACAATTAAGAGAGGCACACTTCTTGAGCCTGAAACAGTAACAAGCATTTTTTCAACAGTAAAGGGTCATTCCACCCTTGCAAAGCTCAGCAGAAGAGATCCTGTGTCCTTTAACGGCAACGACTATTTCGTTTTCTCTATGGACGATGAGGCGGACGTTATCGGTGAAAGCGAGGCTAAATCCGCAGGCAGTGCTAAGCTCGGCAAGGTAACAATGCGTCCGCTCAAGATCGAATACGGCGCACGCTTCAGTGACGAGTTCATCTATGGAACAGACGAGAAAAAGCTTGAGGTCATGAAAGCATTTGCAGAGGGTGCAGCGATCAAGTTTGCTCGTGCTATCGACATTCTTGGCTTTCACGGAATCAATCCAAGAAAGAAAACTGTTGTCGCTGCTTTGGATAATAACTATATCGACAAGGCGGTAGCTGACAATAGTGCAAAGGTCGATTTTGACAGCACAGACCCTGAGGGCAATCTAGAAGACGCTATTGCTCTGCTTGGCGACTACGAGGCAACAGGCTTTGCACTTTCAAAGGACTTTGCCTCTGCACTTGCAAAGCTCAAGGTCAACGGCGTAAAGCAGTATCCTGAGTTTGGTCTTGGTGCAAATCCAGGCAATCTCAATGGCACAGCTTGTGACGTCAACTCCACTGTAAACTTCAATAAGGGTACAGACAGAGCTATCGTGGGCGACTTTGCGAGAGCCTTTAAGTGGGGCTATGCTAAGGAACTTCCTTTGGAGGTCATTCCTTATGGCGACCCTGATAACTCAGGCAGAGATCTGAAAGGACACAATGAGGTGTATCTCAGAACAGAGGCTTATATCGGCTTTGCTATCCTTGACCCTAAGGCGTTTGCAGCCGTTCAGGCCGTTCAGGCAACAGAATGAGCAGCGTTTATGCCACTATCGACGACATAGCAGTATACGGACGAAAGCTTACATCACAGGAGCAGCAGGCGGCGGATAGTCTTATCGAGACCGCCTGCGCAAAGCTCCGTGTTATAGGCAAGCGTTATGGCGTTGATGTCAATACCCTTGTGACGAGTGATGAAGACTATGCGTTGACAGTAAAGGCGATAATCTCAAAGGCTGTTGTGAGAAGTCTTGACTGTTCGGCTGATAATGCACCACCTGCTGTGCAGGCGTCTCAGGCAGCTATGGGCTATTCGGTGTCAATGACTTATCTCAATTCAGGACAATCTTTATATTTTCTCAAAAACGAATTGAAAGAGCTTGGTATCATTCGTCAGAGGTGGGGAGCTATGGAGGTATATGACTATGAGAACAATGATAAAGGGAATTTCGGTGAAGCTTAAAGTGCAGACGCAGACAGGTGTTGACGGCTTTGGCAGACCAACTTATGAGGATAGTTGGGAGCTTGTTGACAACGTTCTTGTAGGCGAGCCGTCGTCTGATGATGTTATAAGCGAGCTTAACTTATCGGGCAAACGCATAGCTTATGTGCTTGCTATACCGAAAGGCGACACTCACACCTGGGAGAACACAGAAGTTGAGTTCTGGGGAATGACGTTCAAAACTGTTGGTATCCATACGCAGGGCATTGAAGAAAATCTGCCGCTCAGCTGGAACAAGAAAGTCAAGGTGGAACGCTATGGATAAGGTAAAGATAGTTCTTGACCGAAAGGGCGTAATGCAAATGCTAAAGTCTAAAGAGGCGGAGAACATCTGCCGTGAGTTTGCAGACAAGGCTGCCAAACGTTTAGGTGACGGCTATGAAGTATCCACCTATGCAGGCAAAAAGCGTGTGAATGCAAGTATAAAGGCTGTGACCTATAAGGCAAGAAAGGAAACAAAGCAGAACAATGCTATCTTAAAGGCGGTGCTGAGCAAATGATAGAGGAGATAATTCTGAACTATCTCAGCGAAGCCTTAGACGTTCCTGTTCTTACGGAAGAAGCCCTAGCAACTACGGAAACCTTTGTGTTGCTTGAAAAGATAGGCTCGTCTGAAAGCAATGGGATATCATCAGCAACATTTGCAGTGCAGTCATACGGCGGCAGCCTTTACGAGGCGGCAAGGCTCAATCACACCGTCAAGACAGCTATGCGTGACGCTGTGACTCTTGATGACGTCATATCCTGCAAGCTGAACAGCGACTACAACTACACCGATGAGGAAACAAAGCGATACCGCTATCAGGCAGTATTCGACATACGATATTACGAAAAGGAGAGATAACAATGTCAAACACCAACAATGCAAACAACGTTACCGCAGGCAAGCCTAAGATAGGCGGTGCGGTATATCGTGCACCTAAAGGCACAACGCTGCCGACAGACGCAACATCGGCTCTTGCAGCGGAGTTCAAGTGCCTTGGCTATTGCTCAGAGGACGGACTTTCAAACGGCAATGACCGCTCAAACAGCAACGTAGCAGCCTGGGGCGGAGATGTAGTGCTCAATATGACCAACGCAGGCAGTGACACATTCACGCTGACGCTCATCGAAACGCTCAACGAGGAAGTGCTCAAAACTGTCTACGGCTCTGATAACGTCACAACTGCACTTGAGGGCAAGGACATAACAGTTGCCGTGAACGGCGGCTCTGACGAGGAGAGCGTGTATGTTTTCGAGCTTATCCTCAAGGACGGAGCTTTAAAGCGTATCGTAGTCCCTTGTGCCTCTGTAACGGCTCTGGGCGAGATCAAGTATATAGACACTGACGCAGTGGGCTATAACATCACGCTGACAGCCGTCAACGACAGCAAGGGCAACTCACACTATGAGTACATTCACCTGAAATCTGAGTAACAGGAGGAAGATCATATGCTTAAAGGTATCACAAAAAGCGGTTTTGACTATGAGATAGAGGATAAGGCTCTTGACAACTGGGAGCTGCTTGAATCACTTGTGGCGATAGATGAGGGCGACACTGCCGCTGTCATCAAGGTGGCAAGACAGCTCCTTTCCAAGGCACAGCTCGACAGCCTCAAAGAGCATTGCAGAGATATAGACACAGGAATAGTGTCAAGAAACAAGATGCTTGCAGAGATCGCCGATATACTGAAAGGCGAAGGCTCAGAGGGCGACAAAACAAAAAACGCCTGAGGGCTGTCTGCGGACTTGCCCATATGATATGCCGTGATGAGATGTCGCTTGCCTGCGATCTCGCAGAGGTCTATCACATATACGACTACAAAACGCTGCCGCTTTCCTCAGTGGCGGCGTTTTTTATGGGTCTGCGTCCCGACAGCCGATGCAAGATGCTGCTCTCGGGGGATAAGGTCACTCTTGACACGCTCCTTGCTGCAATGATATATGACAAGCTTGCGTGGCTGCAATGGGCTAAAACGAAAGACGGTGCAAGAGGTGTGAACATACCCGAAACTGTTGTTTCAAAGCTTTTAGGCGACAGTGAGAGCAAGACACGAGGATTTACAAGTATCGAAGAATTTGAAAAAGCAAGGCAAGAACTGATAGGAGGTGAAACGTAATGGCGGAAGGAACTAAGCTTGCGGACGCATATGTGCAGATAATACCTATCTCAGAGGGCATAACAGGCAGAATAAAAGACCTGTTCAAAGACCTGCCCGACGAGGGCGACAAGGCAGGCGACAAAACAGGCAGCTCCTTTGCCTCAAAGCTCAAAAAAGCTGTTGCGGCGGCAGGTGTGGGAGCGGCTATAAGCAAGGTCGTCACCTCTGCATTCACTGAGGGTGCGGCACTTGAACAATCTCTTGGCGGTGTTGAAACGCTCTTTAAAAAGCACGCTGATATCGTCAAGAAGAACGCACAGGATGCCTACAAGACCGCAGGAGTAAGTGCAAACGAGTATATGGAGAACGTCACGAGCTTTTCTGCGTCGTTGCTTTCATCTCTTGGCGGTGACACTCAAAAGGCTGCAAATGTCGCCCACACTGCTATGGTGGATATGTCCGACAACGCCAACAAATTCGGCTCGGATATGCAGTCTATACAAAACGCTTATCAAGGTTTCGCAAAGCAGAACTACACAATGCTTGACAACCTCAAGCTTGGCTACGGTGGAACAAAGTCTGAAATGGAACGGCTCTTGCAGGACGCTCAGAAGCTCAGCGGAGTTGAATACAACATTGATAATCTGAGTGACGTATACAACGCTATCCACACAATTCAGCAAAACCTTGATATCACAGGTACAACAGCCAAAGAGGCAAGCACCACCTTTTCAGGTTCATTCGCAAGCATGAAAGCTGCCGCCAAGAACTTTCTTGGTGTGCTTACATCAGGTGGTGATGCTGATAAGGCTTTCAATGACCTGATAGGTTCGACAGAAACATTTTTCGGTAACGTAAAGCGACTTGCAAAGAGCTTTGTATCTCAAACGGCAAAGGTATTTGATTCAGCAGTTGGTCAGCTTTTTGAGAAAATGGGCGTTGACGCAGAAAATATAGAGGGCGTTATAGAGGGTGTTCACAACGCCCTTAAATCCATAACAGCGGCAATTGTGACATTCATTGCGGTGTCAAAGGTGTCTGCGGTCACAAAGTCCTTTGAGGGGCTTACTCTGCAAATGATACAAGGCAAGGCTATGGCAACGGCCATGAATGCCGAAATGGCTATAACTCAAAATCTTGCGGCAGGTATCGCTGCAGGAGTTGCACTTATAGGCAGTGCAATCATAAATCATTTTGCCAATGAGATAGACGTCACAGAAAGCAGTATAGTGAATTTGTCCGAGAGCGTCAAACAGTTTTCGGACAAATGTCTTTCCACCAAAAGTGCCGTTGAAAGTCTTCACGAGGAGCTTGCCGACAGCACAGACAGCAATAAAAAGCAAGCCGACTCCTATCGTGTGCTCAATGACAGACTCAAAGAGCTGAATGAAACTGAAAATAAAAGTGCTGATGAAAAAGCCGAAATGCAATCCATTATAGATCAGCTCAACGGCGATATAGAGGGCCTTAATCTGACCATAGATGATCAGACAGGCGGCTTGAAAAACAACACAGCCGCAGTAAGCGATATGCTTGACGCTTATGCGGATATGCAGGATACAAAGGACTTGCAGGATAAGCTTGCGGAGGCTCTGAGAAACCAAGCGGCGGCTCAGAGCGAGTATGACGAGGCTTTGGAAAGGTACAAACAGGCTAAGGCTGACGGCTTGACAGGTGATGATTTTGACGCACTTGCACTGTCCCTCAACACCGCTCACGGTGCACTTACAACAGCAAACAATGACCTTTCCTCTGTAAGACAGTCCATAGAGGAAGCAAACATCGCTCAGAAAGAATTTGCCGACGCTTATGCTCTTACAACAGGCTCGATAGCAGAACTCTCGGAAGAAACGCTGTCGCAGATAAATGACATCTGCGACAAGTATGCAGACGCATACAAAACCCAGCACGATCTTGTGTTCGGACAGGTAGATCTTCTTGACGAGTTCTGTGGAAAGTCAGATGTGACCGCCGAACAGCTTATCGCAAATCTTGACGATAACATAAACGGCTTTACCGATTGGGAGAACAATCTCGCCAAGCTGAAAAAAAAGGTCGCAGACGGCATTATCTCACAGGACTTTTACAACAATCTTGAAGAAATGGGTCCAAAGGGCGCAGGCTACGCAAAGGCTTTTGTTGATATGTCAGATAAGGAACTCGAGAAATACTCTGTAAAGAGCAAGGGCATTTTTGACGAAATGAATGACTACGTTGACAGAAGTATGAGCAAGATGAAAGATTCTTCTGCAAAGCTCCTTGCAGACCTTGTTGACCTGCCGTCACAAAACTACTACAGTATGCGGACGGCGTATGAAGTACTAGGACAGTACGCCGCAGACGGCTACGCAGACGGCATACAGAGCAGAATGTCATTTGTAAGTGCCACAGTAAATGAAATGGTCATAAGGGGCATAAACGCCGCAAGACTTGCACAGGATTCACACTCGCCTTCAAGAGTTTTCCGCACGCTGGGCGGATATGTGGGAGAGGGCTATGCACTGGGCGTGGCTGACGAAACATATCTTGCGGTGCAGGCGTCTGAAAACATGGTAAGGTCTGCGATACAAAGCGCAAGCAAGGTAGATAACAGCATTGACGTTTCATCGCTGAGAGAGCAGGCAGCGGCTCAGACTATGCCCGACACCTCAAACACAGCTATGAGATCGGCTATCCTTAACGCACTGGCAGAATACGCCTCGGTGGGTGATAAGAACAGCAGACAGCCTCTTAACGTGAATGTGATGATAGACAAGCGAGTTGTCGGCAAGGCAGCAGTCGAGGATATAAACTCTCAGACAAAGCTTAACGGCAAGTCGCCGCTTATGTAAGGAGGTCAAAATGGCGTATCTTAAATTTGGTGATACTGAAATAGCCGTGCCGACAACATTCACCATAGACAAGAAGAAAATAATGTCCGACAATGCAGGGCTTGCGTCTACCTGCCGATATGTGGGCGATGTAAAGGGCTTGCAGACCACGCTGCACATAGAGTGGGCAAACTTAAAGCCGCAGGAAGTGGCAGCTATAAACAGCTATGTTCTGAATATGCAGGACACTGACTTTCCTGTTACCTACCTTGATGAAACGTTCAACATGGTCACGGCACGTTTTAGGGCAGAGGGTACAACATACGAGCAGTGGGGTTGGGATAAGAAAAGACAGCTTTGCAAGGTGCTTTCCCTTGACCTTTATGCCTATTCCGGTACAGGTGAGGTGACATAAATGTACACAGTAAGCGACATTGTATCAACCAAAATAGAAAGCTACTGCCGCACCTGGCGAATGGAGCTTGAAGGCAGCGACAGCGTTATTTCGGGGGATAAGATCATATCTGCAAGCAGCACCTCTCAAAGCACCTCGCTCTCCGATGATATCGAGCTTGGCGCAGTGTGTTCACAGTCTTGGACGTTACAGATAAACGATGCTGAAACACGTTTTCTCGGCAGCGAGCATGACCTGTCCCTGTACCTTGCAGACCTCACAGGCGTGACCACCTACTCCACCCTAGAAGCCTACACCTACGCAGAGCTTTCAAAGCTGACAGTGGAGCAGATAAGCAAGCTTGGAGAGGTGCTTGACGGAGAGAGGATACCCCTTGGGCGGTTTACTTGTGTCAAATCGAAAAAGTCAGGCGGAAATACTGAGGTCACTTTTGCAGATAGGCTTTACTTCTCCGACAAGACCTATGTGCCAAAGGTCAAGCTACCTGCGTGGTCAAAGGCTGTTGAAGACGATATCTGCAAGCAGTTGGGGCTTCAAAACGGCAACGACTACACCATCCCTGCAAAGCTCCGTGTAAAGGGCGGTGCAAGGCTTTACGGCAAGGGTCATATCAGATTAAAGACCGCAAACTTCGACTTCAAAATATCGAGCATACCAAAAGACACCACAATGCGGCAAATGCTCAGTTACATCGCCTCGGCACAAGGCGAGTTCGGCTTTGTTGACCGATACGGCAGATACGTCCGCAAATGGTACGGCTCGAGCGTGAAGATACTGGACAACAACACTATCGACCTGCCAACACTGGGAGAACGTCCGAATATCCTCGCAGGCATTGTCTGCAAGGTCAGCGACAGCGAAACTCTGCGGCTGGGCAATACCACAGGCTCGGCAGGGCGTGTGCTAGAGTTTGAAAATCCGTATATGACAATGTCGCTGCTGCGGTCATTGTGGCATAGGATAGGCGGCTTTTCGTGGTACACAACGGAGCTTTTTCACCGCCTTGGCGACCCACGATTTGACGTCGGGGACGTGATAACATACGTCAGCGAAAGCGGCGAAAGCTACGATATACCAATAACTAACATAGGATTCAATTTTGACGGCGGACTTTCAGCCGATATTTCTGCGGTGGGTCTGTCGGTGGAAGAACAGCTTTAGGAGGGATACAATGGCAGACGATAACGAGATAATGACGGCTGATACGCAGGCGGAGAATACTGCCGATACAGCGGACACAGGTCAGACAACGCCCACCACCGAGGAGCTTATCCAGCAGCTCACGGCGAGGGTGGCAGCACTTGAAGAAATAGTCGGCGAGGAGGAGTATGAGCTGCGGTACTCGGGCGAACAGACGGACGAGCTTTTAGACGGCGGTACAGCGGTGTTTCGTGCAAAGACAGCGGCGCAGATAGTAAGCCTTGTGAACAGGCTCTACCCACTGTATATGCGGTGGGGGTCTTTCACGGTGAATATGAAGGTCAACGCCGACAACGGTTCCCAGTGGTCATACAATACACGCACAGGAATGATACCCTCGGGGGTCACTAACCCTGCGGTGTTTATGGTGTGCGACTGGGGCAAAAAGCACTTCAAGTCGCAGAGTTTTCAATACAAAGTCGCAAGCAACGGCAGGGACATCGACTGGGAGGCATACCTTGAACACACCTCAGACCAAGGCGGCACATACGCTTTCAAGGTGTACTATCTCATAGTCGGCAAAAATGCGGAAGGGGGAAGTATAGTTGGCTAGTTTCACGGAAAATCTCGGGCTTAAAAAGCCCGACAGGTCGGACAGGTTCAGCATCGAGGACTTCAACGGCAATATGGATATTATCGACACTATACCCGATATGGCGAGCGGACAGAGCCTTGTGGGAGTGTCAGTGGGAGAAGCGTACGGAAATATAGGTATAACAGGCATAGCGGAGGCGGTCGAAGATGAAAATATATGAGGGAACAGACGGACTAAGAGGGCTGATAACAAAGCTTATCGAGGTGTGGAATTTCAAGAAGATAACGTATGACGGTGAGGGTTCAACAATAAGCACGAATAATGTTGTATTCCATTTGTGGGTAACTGATGAAGTGTTTCTGTCTGGTCAGTTCAGCGACACAGAGAAACACGGCTGGCTTGACCTCGATGCACAAACAAATAATCTAGTATGTCCTTGTGTAGTTATTTACACGTATCCAGATAAAAGACGTTGGGTAATTTACAAACAAAATGACCTAATTGCTTTTGGTATCCAAAGCAATCAGAACGAAAGACCTCCGATATTTACCGTTATCGGTGAGGTAACGGACTATGAAACGCAGGAAAAGAGTTATGGTTTGGCAACAAGTTATGCAAATAACAATTCAAACCAGTACTCCGTGTTTACTGACGGAACAGCAATAAGGTCAATGCCTTACAGACCAATGTGCAGACGAAAGGCAATTACTTCTCTTGCACCTGTGACGTCGTCAACGCTGAACAAGGGTTTTACAAACCTTTATCATGTTCTTTCACACACATCGGGTCTAGAAGATGATCAAAATTATCCTGACTACACAGTTCCCACGCAGACAGTGCTGCTTAACGGCAAGAAATATCTGTTAAGCAGATTTGCATTTGAGATAAAGAAGTGAGCAAGATATGAAACAGAAATTTGCAAAGCTTATAGACGTCAAGTCTATCGTGACGATACTGCTGACGGCAGTGTTCTGCGTGTTGGCACTTCGCCGCACGATAACTGCAGAACAGTTCATCACGGTGTTTACTGTGGTGATATCGTTCTATTTCGGCACGCAGAGTGCAAAGAAAAGGTCAGGTGATGATGAATGACGGAAGCGATCATCGTCGCATTGATAACGGCGGCTTCGGCGGTTATTTGTCAGATAGTCATTGCGGCAAACAGTAGAAAGACTATGCAGCAGGCACAGTACGATAGTCAGAAAACGATACAGCAGGCACAATATGACAGCCAAAAGTTGATAGAGTACAAAATTGACAAGCTGTCGGAGCGCGTGGACAAGCACAATTCCGTTATTGCTCGGACGTATAAGTTGGAACAGGATTTTGCACTTATGGACGAGAAGATCAAGGTGGCTAATCACAGAATTGACGATTTAGAAAGGAAGTAATTTTATGGCAAACAGCAAACTTGCGAAATGGAAGTGGTCGGGCAAGACAGATCATTACAATGTACGAGATCACAAAATCGACAAGATAACTATTCATCACATGGCAGGTAATGCAACGCTGGCAAACTGCTGTACGTCTGTACAGGCTCGTGGCGGCAGCTGTAATTACTGTATCGACAGCAGCGGCAAGGTAGGCATAATGGTGGACGAAAAGTACAGGTCTTGGTGCAGTTCCAACCGTGCTAATGATATGCGTGCTGTGACTATCGAGGTAGCAAATGACAGTGGTGAGCCGAATTGGCACGTCAGCAAAAAGGCTATGACTGCGTTGATAAAGCTGTGTGTGGATATTTGCAAGCGTAATGGTATCAAAAAGCTCAACTACACGGGCAACACCAGCGGCAATCTTACAATGCACAAATGGTTTGAGGCGACGGGCTGTCCGGGACCATATCTCAGTGGTAAGTTCGGTTACATAGCAAAACAGGTCAACGCAAAGCTTAGCGGTACGAGTTCGATCAACAAGCACACAGCGAAGTTCAAGTCATACAAGGTGAAGATAACTTACAAGGGCGGAATGAACGTCAGAAAGGGCGCAGGCGTGTCCTGTGCACTCGTCAAGGGTGTTATGGCAAAGTACGGCTTTATCTACACTATTGTAGCCGAAAAGGTAGTTGACGGTCAGACTTGGGGCAAGCTCAAGAGCGGTGCTGGGTGGATCTGTTTGACGGGGTTTGCTAAGAAAGTTTAGTTTTTGTATATTGTATGAGTAAGGAAACAGCCGTCTCGGACTTTTATGGGTCTGAGGCGGCTGTTTTTTTGTTTAGTATATAAGAACAATCGTGTAAAAATCGTGTACAAAAAAGAAAACCACCGTATTTACGGTGGTTTTCTTATGCTTGGCGGAGAAGGAGGGATTAAATATACCACTTCACACCACTTTTTATTGCTTTATAAAATTGCTTGTAAACCACGCATTTACATCATTTAAGCCGCCTTTCTTGTTTCATGTTTCGCAAGCATATATTTACAATTCAGCTTTATCGTGTACAATTCGTGTACGCCAAATCAGACGATCTCATTCAATATCTTCACCGCACGTTCTTCCTCTCGTGGGTAGAGGTGCGAGTAGGTATTCCATGTCATTGATATGTTGGAGTGACCTAAACGCCGTGCTATCTCCTGAATGTTTATGCCCTCATTGGCGAGCAGGGAAGCGTGGCTGTGACGGAAGTCATGAATACGGATACGTTTGACACCTGCCAAGTCTGCAAACTTCTTGTTGGTCTTTTCAAGGGACGTGTCACGGATAGGACGCTCGCCACCGCAGATGTACATATCATCACTGAACTTTGGCACTGCTTTCTTACAGCGTTCGTAATGTTCTGACAGCACTGCTCTTAATGGCTCTGGTATCTGTATCGTCCGTATGCTTGGCTTGTTTTTTGGCGGCGTGATACGATCACCGCCTTTGAGCTTCTGAGCAATGCTCTTGGTGATGGATATGTAGCCGTCTTTTATATCTGTCCATTGCAGGGCGTATATCTCGCCTTTTCGCATACCCATGTAAAATGCTATGTTGAAAAATACATAGTAGTTCCATTCGTACATTGAGCCGCCGTCCTCTGCTTCCTGAGCATAATTCTTAGCTGCCGATATGTATTTCTTGAACTCGTCAGGCGTGTAGAAAAGCATTTCTTTCTTGGCTTCAAGGGGCGCTTTGAAGTTGCCTGCGGTGATAACAGGGTTTTTCGGAATGTATTCCATTTTCACAGCATAGTTCATCATTGCACGAAATTCGCCATAAATGTTCTTTCGAGTGACGATAGCCAATCCCTGCTCTGACAGCTCCTGCTTCCATTTCTGCACCATTGGTACGTTCAGATTATCTATCCTAACGCTTTCAAAGGTCGGTAGGACGTTCTTTTTCAGTATTCTTAAGGACTTGTCCAATGACGTTTCACGGACCTCTGAACGCTTGGCGGTGATGTACTCCGTGAATAGCTGTCCGATAGTCATTTTCGGAGTTATCTCTTTAGCATTGAGCTTTTGTGTAAGCTGGAGTTCAAGCTGCTTAGCCGTCTCTGCACCGAACGCCACACGGTCTATCTGATGAGACTTTCCGAAACTGTCCGTATAATTGATACGTACACGATATTTTTGCAGACCGTCTTTTCTGATGTTCTTTCCGTTCTTGTCCGTCATTTTGTAGATCGGCATAAATATTCCTCCTATTCTTGACACT